TCATTGATCTTTTCCCGATATTTCTCGATCATCTCAATAAGCCGCGGAGGAATTGGATCACCTTCCAGTGCAAGCTCAATCCTCCGGCCCTTAACCTCTTCTAATCGCTCTTGTAATTTAGCAATTGAGCCCGCAAGATTTAATGTTAATTTACTGTTCTCTCCTACTCTATCCGCTTGCTCCGCGAAAGCAGAAGTACTCATTTTAAGAGCCTGGCCTTGCTGAATCAGTGCATTCCGAATACGCCCTATGGATTCCTCGGTTTGTTCGAGCTTTTGATTGTATTCTTCCTGAGCCACGTCCTTAGCCGTCATTGGATCGAAGGAAACTGCACGCCCCACCGCTTCCAGAATGTTCCAAAAACTCTTATCAGCCCCCTCTTCCTTAAGGGATATCATCTCTTTATGAAGCCCTGTTAGTTTGTCTTTAAAGGCTTCAATTTTGGCACCTTTCATCAGTGCTTCATTGTAGTCCTCCTGCCGATCTCTAAGATCACCCAATAAACCTTTCTCGATTTTCAAGTCTTTAAAGAAATCGGGCGCAAGGCTTCTTAACTCATCTAATGCCTCTACTTTCTGTTCACGTGATGAGATCTCAGACTCGAGGGTTGAAATAAGACGGTCAACTTCACCGCGTTCCTTCGCAATGCTTTGTCTAGCCGCCGTAGTTACCTCGGCCATTTCCTTTGAAACCTCATTGTAGTTTTTCACAGCGTTTTTATGGCGAATGAATCCAATGGTTGCCGCGGCTACCACTGTAACTAAAGCCCCAACTAAGCCTGTAGTTGAGGTTAGCAAGACTTTCATCACTCTAACGGCTTTACTTATGTTGCCAACTGCGCTTGCCATAAGTCCGAGTCCTATGAGAACGGGTCCAATGACTGCTGCAATCCCTGTGATGCTTAATATCCAGCGCTTTGTCGTGCTGTCCAGATTGCCTAACCACTGAGCGGCTCCTTTTACACTGTCAGTCAATGACTCGACGGAACCCTGGAACTCTTCAGAAAAGGAGATTGCAACTTCACTTGCTGCGGCTTTTAATTCAGTAAGAGCGCCTTTCATCCCTTTCATTTGTGTTTCAGCCACATCCTTCGCTGTTCCGCCTGCATTAGAAAGGTCTCCAGTAAAATCCTGAAGCGCCTTTGAACCTCTTGCCAGCAATGTTTGCATAACCGGACCCCCCCGCATGCCGAAAAGATCCATTATTTCCGCCGAGGACAGCCCCTGTTTTTCAATATCCTCCAAGATTTCAACAAATGGCCTCATGTCTCCAGAGGCATTGTATACCTCAACTCCAAGCTCTCCAGACTTTTTGGCTAAAATCGAAAGCACACGTCTCAAGCCTGTGCCCGCACGTGTACCTTGTATACCAGCATTTGAAAGGAGTCCAACGGCGGCTGCGGTTGATTCCATTGATTGACCGAAGCCCTTTGCAACCGGAGCTACATAAGACATCGCATCCCCTAATTGTTTGAGGTTGGTATTGCTGCTCGTAAACGTTTTAGTCAGAAGGTCAACTGTTTCCCTCGTTCTTCCAGCCTTTCGACCGAAACCCTGCATGACATTTGAAACGATATCTGCACCTTCACCTAGTCTCATATTAGCTGCAGCGGCTAAATCAAGCGTCGCAGGTAACGCGCTCATTGTCTGTTTGACACTAAAACCGGCCATTGAGAGGAAATTCATACCCTCAGCGGCCTCTGTGGCGCTGAACTTGGTTTTTGCCCCCAATTCACGAGCAATCCCCTCCAAGTTTTCTAAGTCCCTGCCCGTAGCTCCAGAAACGGCAGAAACCTGGTTCATAGCAGACTCAAAGTTCATCGCAACATTTAAACCCAAACCACCGATAGCAGCCAAGGGGGCCGTAACAGCCATTGTCATCTTTGATCCCGCCTTACGCATACTCGCACCGGTTTGTTTCAATCGGCCTTGGGCACGCTCCATAGACTTGTTAAAATGGGACGTGTCTGCTCTTAATTCGGCTGTCATTATTCCAAGATTCGCCATTCCTGCCTCTTTCTATTTAAGATTGAGTATTATGAGCTTTTGCTATTTGATAAAGAATCCGCCTTTGCTCCTCAACAGTCTGTTGCTTTTTCGGTTTTTCATCCCAGGGGAATTTCCTCACCTCCCTCGGATCTTTTATCGTCCTCTTCCGATATGGATTTTGGTTGTTAATTTCCATAGCCAACCATCGTGTACTTTCCCATATCGCTTTAATAGGTTCAAGCGTTCGGACTTTTTGAACTTCCTGCCAATCTTCCATTGCTTCCGTAAACTCCGCAGGTGTCATATCATAGAAGTCTTCACTGCTTATACCAAACCGGCTTACCGCAACTCCGCACAACTTCTCATAGCTTAGCCCTTCTTCGCTTTCTTCGGTTGCTGTTGAGGAGGCTGCTTTTTTTTACCGTCAGCTAAGTCCTGGTTCAGGATTTTAGTTACATCTTCGAAGCAGTCCTCCATTAGCGATTCAATGTCTCCTTTCTTTAAATCAAGATCTTTATGCATTGACAGCGCACCTTTTTGAAGCCCATAATATACAAAGATTTCAAAATTGTCAAGATCCTTAATAACGTCTTCTAATTTTGACAACTCTTGCCCTATATCTTTTGAAGTGTGTTTCATCGCGTAGTACCCAAATTTGATTGGATATTGCTTTCCGTTATAAGTTATTGTATCCATTTTTCAATTGTTTTTTTTGATTAAATTAATAAGCTTGTGATTAAAGCCCTTTTCTAATTAAACTGCACTTGCACTACCACTGCCGCTATTTAAATGCACTTTTCCGCTCACCTTTATAGTAGCATCTGCACTAATAGCGTCATCTGTAGTTACTTCCAACGGAAGATCTGTGACCAAACCTTCGAATTCCAATGACGTTCCGTCGGGAAGGACAATTTCGTAATATTGCCTGCTTTCCGACTCATAGTCGTCATTCATTGTTTCATAGGTTGCTCTTGTAAAATTCATACTTAACGAAACGGATCCTGCGTCTCGAAAGCTTCCGATGAACTCCCTGTATCCGTCTGTGCTGTCGAGCGAAGTCACGTCAATCGTTTCCCGGCTTTTATCCGGTCCACTGATATTTGTAATCTCCGCGATCTTTTCCCATGTGCCGGTCTCGCCCCCTAGTGAATCTACTGTGACATCCCATCTGTGGAAAATCGTGCCGACACCTGCAATTGCATTACTTGCCATTAAAACCTCCTTTTTAATTCAAAATTTATAAATATCCGCGGCCTGTTATTGTTATCGTAATCCAGCAGAGCAGGCCCCATTGAGCATTTTATGTACATATAATATGTACTTTCAATCACTTCATTACCTCTACCGTTCAACACACTTACTATCTCATACGCCATTGCCATTGCCTTTATATAGTCAGTGTTTCGAATCCTTATTTGCACGCTTCCAATCTCGTGCTGCTCCGTTTCATCCATTTGAAAGGGGATGCCCCCACCAGGGGCGTCAAATATCGTTATCGTATCAGCGGGTCTTTGTGGCTCTTTTGCAATATACAAATTAGTGCCATACGTGAACGTAATCGTTTCACCGTCCACCGTAAACGAATGCCCATTGAGAATGCTTTTTATATCTTCCGACGCGGTTTTCATTTCTTTGCGTGTTTTTGTATCAAGTTAATTACCAAGTCCACCTCACCTTCCAGGTGCGTCTGGAAGAACCTTGGGCCGGAAGTCCCTCTATTCCAATTAACCTTTGCGTCCAACTTTTCATGCACTTCCAAGGTATAATTCGCTGAAAACCCTATAAACAATACAGGGTGCAATTTACCAGCCGCCTTAGCTTGATGACTTGAAACAACGGTACTATGCTGAGAGGCCATTTTTCCTGAATCCCTGCCTTGGAATCTAGGAGACCCCCCTCTTGGTGTGCTTCTGGCTGTTGTTACAAAAAAGGATTGTCTCAAATTACCCGTGTCTACAGGTATAGTAGGCGACTTCGTATCCATCGCCCGTCGTATAGCGATGGCCGCCTCGATTAAACCCTTCATTGAATCATCTTCCAACCCCCGGGTTTCTTTGTTTATCCGCGATATCACCTTCTCCACGCCTTTTAACGTAAAATCCCCTTTCTGCGCCATTATAAATACACCTTTCTTACAAATATTTCTGTTGAGCCCACAAAGGGGATTTTAGAAAGATTCACAATCTGGTAAGCACCTGTGACCTCCTCTGGAGTTGATGTATCAGAAGGCAGGTTAACGATTTCTCCCAACATCAAATATCCTCCAATATCAAAATCCTTTCGGACAAGAACCTCCGCTTTTGAAACAACTTCATCTCCTTTGTCGTTTCTTACCAATTGGAACTTCTCCTCCCAACGGCATTTGATTTCCACGGGGTCATCATACTCATATTTGTAACCCGTATTTCTGGGATTGCCCCAGTAAACCGCTGTCTGTGGTGTGAATCTTTCTATGACCTTTGCAATCCCCATTTTTATACATCCTTATCTTGTGAAATCACTTCTAGACTTGCTCGTTTCATCCCCACTGCAGCCATTTGACCCGTTGGGTCTAATGCTATAACCATTTGCCCGTATGAAGTGCTGGCAAGGCTCTCCCCGTACTTGCCGGTATACTCAATGCTGGCTCCTCCAGCTTCTTCCTCCTTTGACTGGCGCTCTCGCGTGGAAACAATCATATGGCCTGTTAACCACCTCTCAATCTCCTGTAACAAGTCTACACCTACCCCGCTATTGCTTAAAACCCCCGTTACCATTACATTAGCCGAGGTTATATAACTTGTAATAACCGGGTCTGTTAAATCCGTAGCTTCTAATATATTTCTAACGTCATCAATCGTTGTACGTGCCATTATTCCTCCCATTTTTACGAGCCTTCCAAAGTTTAGGCTCGATGAACTTCCGGACCTCTCCTTCTTTCCACTCCAAAGCCAACCAATTAATCAACCCTTTTATTTCACTATAATCACCATCGACCATTCGTTCAGGCCAAACAATTTGTGCATTTAATCCGGCGCCTAACATTTCTTCAAAGCGTTTTTGGTGTTCATTAACCCACCACTCCCAGCCTTCCCTTGTAGTTTGAGCCCCTACTGCTTTTTGGATTTTACCCGAACTGAATGCACTCATAAACCCTGTCTTTAGACACGAATTAATGATATCATCCGTCTTTCTTCGAACAATCACCCACTTAGCCTCTGGAAATGCTTCATGGAACACAGGCCATATATGAGGCATTTTAGCCCCTTTATACATCCAATGTCCATCTTTGTAACCCTGCCTTCTCATAACATTTTCTATTTTGCTTCTAAGCGAAGCTATTTTTGGTAAGGCATATACATCCGGCAAGGGGTATTGCCCCCTCGGGTCGGCCTGTATGCTCCTCAGATACGATTTTACAATCTTATCGCGCAACTCCTTGTTTTCAAACATCCCCTTTTCATTGTAACTATTTTTACCGTACATATCACCTCCAAAGGCCCCACAGATGTTTGTAATACCTGCTACGAGGGATGTCCCGCTTCTTGCCGCGCCTGTTATGAGAATAGGTTGTTCCATGATTCCTATCCGCTTAGTTTTTGGACACTTACGCTCCGTTGTTTCCCGCGCCCTTCGGCCTCAACTAACAGCTTAAACCGCTTTACTAGCTCTCTCCGCCACCACGTATACTCTTGTACCGTCTGATGTGCGTTATATCCGCCGGGCAATACATATGTTGCACGCCGCGTGGAGATCGTGAAAAAACCAACCTCATCCATATAAGCTTGTACCTCATCAAGCGCATTTTCAATATAATTATCTTCGACATGTTCAAAAACATCCAAAGATATAACCATGTCAAAAGTGCCTTGCGGCTTTTCGGTTTTTCCCTTAACTCCAGGGTCGTACTCCGTAACGCGGTAACCCTGCCTACGCAACTTACTGGCAATAACACCCCCGCCTGCACCATAATCCAGTATTGTAACCACTTCGTGTTTCTTCGCTATCTTTACTATAGTTTCAAACCAGGGAAGCGTAACGACGCTCCCCCCCCAGGGGGTCTTCCTCCTAAGACACTCTTTATGGTGTTTTTGGTTTGCTTTTTTGTAAGCGTCTGATATTGTCTTCATCGTATTAAGTCTTTTAAGTTTACTTTTGGAAACTGCGATATCCTACTGGTCGGACTTGCGTTAATTATTTCAATCCCGCGATTTTTGGCATCCCGTTTAATTGCGTCAAAGCCTTTCAAATGGCGTTGGAACAAAGCTCCCGGCTTATTATTTACAACCGGCTTTTTTCCATACGCCCTGTGCCAATGTTTATTCCCATCTTCATCTAAGCGCATGTCAAAGCCCATAAGAATGATACGCTTAGCTCCAGCGCCTACCGCTACACTGATTGCAGCCGCTCCTGAATTATTGTTCCAGGAAACTTGCTTCGGATTGCTAGTGATGCCAAAAAATCTACCCCGGTCGCGAGACAGGTATTTGATATTCTCGCTGACATAACCCATGTTAGCGAACTCTTTGTCGCAGGTTACTTTTAAGCCCGGAAACGCTGCTAAGCTCTTCCCATAGGACCTGTAAAAATTAAAGTCACCGAAAAATACCATATCAATCCAATCACCTATTAAAAAGGCAGCATTGACTCCAATCACATGCTTATCATGAATCGCAGCCATATAAGGTGTATACGTACTTATAGGGAGACCCCCT